CGCCCAGTTGAACCCAACCAGGCTTGCCATCAGAAGACTTACTCTTGCTAAACCAGTCACGCAGAGAATTATCACCACTTTTGTTTGCTTCGGACATTCCTTCACCACCTTCAGAAGTGATTCCAGATTCTTCCGCTGCATCTTTCTGCTCTTCTTTAGTTGCATCTTTCACTGCATAACGATCCCACAGGGCACCGCCATAACTACATTGTTTACGAGTCTCCTTCTTTCTACAAAGGCGACAATAACGTGTTTCACAAGTTTCAGAAACAACTTCTTCTTTAAATCCCATACCAGATTTCCAAGTTTTTTGTTTTGTTTGCTTCTTTTGCGCTAACTTATTAGCAGTAGCATACATGACTTCTTTGTCACGTTTGCCATAAAGATCCTTAAAGCGATGAGAGTTTTTACTCTTCATCCCCTTAAAGATTCTTTCTGCTTCTTGGTTAACGAGTGGCATATCAACCGCCTACAACTTGAATTTCCTCAACAACAATTGCATTACCAGTTGCAGCAATACTTACACAACGCTTGACGATTGCTTGAGGTCCGCTGTAAGCATAGGTGTAATCAGCAGATGCAGAAGATGAATCGATATCAGTGCTGATTGTGTTTCCTGTTGCAGCAGTGACTTTCTTGCCAGCGGTGCCAGCAGAAAGGAAGTTGGAATCGATAGCAGGAGAGGTGCTAGCATCTTCTACAGCGATAAAATCTCCAACGGAGAATGGATGGGTATTACTAAGTTCACCAATATTTGTGCCAAGTTGATAGTCTGCGGTAGAGTCATCTACTGCCTTAATAATCCTTGCTTGTCCAGGTTTGCCGCCCTTGAGCAGAAGTGCCTGATCTTGAATCAAGGTGATTGCAGGACCACCATTAAATGCAACTGTTGCATCACCTGCAGTTGCAACTACGCGATAGTATCCAGTCTGAACAACTTGATACTCAGTAGCATCAGCTGCGATTGCATTGGTGCTTAAAACGTTAATTACTGTCATGTCTTGTTACTTCGTGTCCTCTTTATTTATCTCTTTTTGTTGCTTTAACATCTTTTGTAATTCCGCTGTAGAGCCAACAAACATAGTGTTATTAACCGTAGATGGTCCAGACTTCTTTTCATCAGCATCCAACTCCTTCATCTTCTTCTGCAAATCAATTAACTTATCTGCAGTATCTGCTACGTTTTTAATAAGTTGACCTGCAACTTCATAAGCACGAGGATGATCTGACGCTCGTGCCACGTCAAGTATGCCATCAACTGCCTCCTGTCCTTTCATGACTAGATTATGAAGTTGGGCACGAGACACCTCATAATCATGCTTCACATCTTCTGTTTCTGTTTTCTTCAATGCTGGTTTCACTTTCTCAACATGCTTTTGAAGTTCAGAGGGTTCTGCTCCAAAAGCATCATTGAGTCCATCAAAAGGATTTCCCATTAGATTGCCTCGTCGTTACCGCTTACAGGATTACGCTTCTTATTGTCCTCAAACGAAGAATAGAGTTCGCTGAATCCAAAATCATCATCAGCATCTGCTGTGACAGGATCGGGAGTAACTGTATAACGTACTTCTCTGGGTGCGTTGGTCGTATCCATAGATGTATACATATCCGTGATTGCCTTTTTGATGGTCTTGGATTCGGTAACAGGACCGTACAGATATGTCTTAGCAGTGAATTGAAGAGTATAGATAACTGCTCTACGTTGTGTAAAATCTCCAACATAGTCATCTTCATAATCAATGTTATTCAAGACCACAGGAACATCCTTGGTCTCACTCATGGAAGGCAATAACTTGACCGCAAGATTGTAATGAGGTTGGAAGAAGGGTAAAATTTGTTCAAGAATCTGCAAACCATCTTCTTGATTTTTTGAAATGATAGCAAGTTCAAACCCTAGATTATAGGGAACTGGCATGAATACATTTTTGTTATTATCAGCATCCTTTGCAACTTTAATCTTTTGTGTTGGGGATACCTTTCTAGATGAATCATATGTGACACCATTAATCTCAAATGAGATTCTAGGTAGAGTAATCTGAACTCTTTTATTGGTAGGGTCAGGTACTTGGTCTAGACGCGCCAGGAACTTTGCTTTAGGACCATATGCCAGCGGCACTTTCATTACTTCATCAGAACGACGAAGTTCGATATTGTTGAATAAAGTTCCAAATGCAACAATAGTCTTTCTAAAAATTTCGTTGTACGAATATGTGCCTAACATCAGATTGTAGTATCAGTAGTGGATCCGACTGAACCGAAGGGATTTGCTTCGGAGAAGTCTATAATATCATCATCAGCAAGTTCAAATGCATAGTTTTGATCAATGCTGTCTTCAGTATTCACATTATTTAGTGTGTTGTATGATGCAGTAGTCCAAGCAGCACCAGAAGTCTGACCTGTAACTGTCTCAGGGATCGTAAAGATACCAGATCTATTGAATACTTGCAGTTGCCTATTTGAAGAATCCCACGCTTTAACTTCTGCAGTAACGTTGGAATTACCACCAGCAACAATTTCACCAACTGTAAAGTCTCCGCTACCAGAAGCAGCAGCGAAGTTAACTGTAATTGTATTAGCGAAAGAAGTCTCAATAGCGTCAATTTCTGCAACACCAGTATCAATGTCTTCATCACTGTATTCAAACAGTTCGCATTGACATTCCCAAACATACCCCTTTCCTAACTGATAGAAAGGTCTTTCTGCTTCTACAAATTGAATTTCAAATAAATGCTTTGTTCTAGGGAAATATATCAAGTCCCCTTCGTTTGGTCTCCCTTCGACATTGAGTGTTTCAAGGTCATCAACCTTTTCTTTAAACTTCTCACGGGAGAAAATAAACGTTGTCTTATCTTCGACGCGAACTCCAAATTTGCTAAGTAATTCGCCTTGCCCTTCCCATCCTTCAACATTATTGACATATGCCCTGACACTCCTCGCGCTGTCAAATTGCGAATCAATGTCCTCTCCGAAGACCGTATCACGGTTGACCAGCGTGCGAGGAAGGTAGTAAATATCTTGCCCATAAATCTCGATGCTCTCGACAATAAGATTTTCTATGAACTTCTGTTCTTGAGAAGATCCATTAATATTCAATCTACACGAAGATGTGTAGTCTGACTGTATGCAATCTGACGGATTTGGGTTTGAATATGCCATATTAACCTACCAGGTCCATAGGAGGAATTTCGTATGTATTACGAAGTTGCTCTTCCAGGTCTTTCTTAAAGGTGCTTGCGTCTTCAAGAATTTGACGACCGTTCAGAGTTACGCCACCAAGCATTTGAATGCCATCATACTTACTTAGGTTTCTACCCCATTGCTGTTGAAACAATGCTTCAACATAATCCTTCATCCAGTTATCATTGTACATGCCTGTATAGGTTTCAGGATCTTGACGCATCAAAACCTCTACCAGAATAAAGTCACCCGCTTGTAAATCTGCCCAATCCATATCAAGATAGAGTCTGCGCTGATGCTCATTAAATCTGACTCTACGATTTGCTTGAGAATTGGTGACCCAATCCAAAGTCTCAAGATATTGAGAAGTCATGAAGTAATGAAGGATATGTCCATGCGTCATTGCATAGATATCATTCAAAAAGATTTGATACTTGATGTTAAAAATATTCCCAGGAACAATACTAGAAGCACCAATCTGAGTATAAACATGATTAACAGCGAGGACGTTTGGCGGGAGTGATACATACTCATTACCTTCTGTCCAATCCGTGCCAGAGATAGCGGATCCTGTCTGAGCTGCCGTTTTAATTGCATCGGTTACCTCAATTTTGATGAATGCTTTATAACTACCGTTATAATGATATTCCTGATAGTAATCGATAGCCTCTTCAATAAGGTCATCTAGTTGTTCATCGCATACATTGATGTCGATGGCAGGAAAACCTAATCTACGAAGAGCATAGTTTTTTAACTCAGTTTTAGTTGCGGGTCTAGTTGTTGACATTTGTTATCAAGCGAATGAGGAGATAGTGAGAGTAGTAACATCATTTGCACTGATGACCTCTCCTTTCTTGAAGAAACCATCTACATTATCAACGGTGATTTGATTAGTACCAAGAGCAGTAATAACACCTGTAGTACCACTGGTTGCACCTGTGACAGTTGCACCGACTTCCATTGTAGTAACATCAGTCAGTGTCAAGGTTGCATTGGTAGCGACAGTCGCGATATCGACCGTACCACCTGCACCACCTGCCTGAACAATGGTGATTGTCTCACCAGCGACATATCCAGTACCACCATTGTTAATTGTAACGTTAGTGATTGCACCAGCAGAAGCAGTGATATCAACAGTCAGAGAGGCAGATCCAGAACCACCTGTTGTTGCCAGAGCAGTTCCAGTGGTGTAACCTGTACCACCTGTAAGAGTTGCCAAGTTAAAGGAAAGAACCTTACCAGCATTGGGGTTGGTGACTGTAACAGTTTCGCTAACCAAATAACCAGAACCACCAGCATTAACTGCAGCAGCGGTGATAACACCACCAACGACAGTAGTGTTAACTGTCAGTGAAGAACCTGTACCGCCAGTCGTAGCAACGGCAGTTCCAGCACTAAATCCACCACCACCGCCGTTAGCGACAGAGGTAGTAACAACAGCACCAGGAGTGGGATCACCAGACAGATTCAGAACCAGAGTGGTAGTTGTTGCAAGATTGTTGAGCATTGCTCTCAGTTGCTCAAACGCATTATCAAGTTTGGTTTGAACTCTTGCTTCAGTGTAATACTGATTAGTTCCCTCAGCGAGATCACTTGTAGTCTTATTAGCAAGACTGAGATTTGCACCAGTTGCAGCAGCAACACGGGCATCAGCACGAGCATCTGTATAGTAAAGATTTGAACCTTCAGCAAGATTTGCAGTAGTCTTAGCAGCAAGACGAGTATCAAAACGTGCATCAGTATAGAAGACGTTTGTGCTGCCTTCAGTAATATTATCAGTATTGATATCTGCTTGTGTGACGCTCAGACCACCAGATCCATCATGGGTAATACCTGTACCATATGTGAAGTGAGTTCTGGTTCTTGCAGCGGTAGTAAAGAGATTCGTAGAACCTTCAGTAACATTATCAGTATTGATATCTGCCTGAGTAACACTCAGAGCACCACTACCATCATGCTCAATACCTGTGCCATAAGTGAAGTGTGTGCGGGTCCTAGCAGCGGTTGTAAAGAGGTTTGTGGAACCTTCGGTTACATTATCAGTATCGATGTCTGCTTGCGTTACAGTGAGCGTGTAGGTGCCTGCAGAGTCGTTATATGCCTTAGTAATACCTGTGCCTGCAACGATGAGAGCGTCAACTCTGTCATCAACACGCTCATTAGTGAAGTAAAGGTTAGTTGTACCTTCAGAAAGAGCATCGGTATCATGATTAGCAATACTGGAAACTGTACCAGTTACATTACCAGTCAGTGCTGCAGTAATTACACCAGCAGCGAAGTTACCAGATGCATCACGAAGAACCAGGTTATTTGCCGAGTTGTTTGATGTAGAAGCGACGTTGATTGTCGGGTTGCCAGAAACACCATCAGCATTCGTCAGTGTAATACCAGAAGATGCTGTGACAGCAAGTGTGCGTCGTGCATAGGTGTTATCAGCAGTTCTAGTAACAAAACCAGTACCCGTCATTGCAGCGAGTGCAGTGATATCTGCATCGCTATAAGATGTTGTAATACTTACGTTGGCAGATCCATTGAAGGATACTGTGCCAGTAACAACACCCTCAAGAATAATGTCTCTCGCAGTCTCTAAGGTAGTTGCTGTAGAAGCGTTACCAACCAGAGCAGCGGTAATAGTTCCTGCAGCGAAGTTGCCAGAGGAGTCACGATTAACAACTGTAGATGCAGTGTTTGCAGAAGCAGTTGTCATGCTGTCCAGAAGGTCAGCATTCAGATTGTTGATCTTGTCTGTTGTAGGAATAACCAGAGCAGGACCAGAAGAAACTTGAGATGTGATCTGACCATCTACAGTCAGGGTGCCATCAATGTTGGCATTGGCATCAACATCAAGAGATGTGCCACTGCCAGTAAGATTGAGACTACCAGCACGAAGAGCACCATCTGTACCAGTAAGAACTTCAGAGTTGTTGGTTGCACTTGTCAGGAATGCGAATTGTTGTGCGGATCTGTCGAATCCAAAGAAACCAATTTTCGCAGAGCCGTCGTAATAACGGAACTCAACACCACGATCCTTACCGTCGCTAGAGCTCGGTGCTGTGTCACCACCCACAGTAATAATAGGGTCATCGAGAGTTGTGACCGTAGAATTGACAGTAGTGGTTGTTCCATTAACAGTGAGGTTTCCAGTGATAGTTAGATTGGACTCGGCAGTTACATCACCACCAACATCCAAAGTGCCGCGAATATCAGTATTACCATTGTCGGTATCTACTGTAAGTTTGTTAGCAGCAGATGCATTTTGAATAGCAAATGTTTTGTTATCTGCAGTGATAGTAACATTATCATGAGTTACTAAAGCACCAGAGATATCTGCAGAGTTATTGAGATCAAGAGCACCAGTTAGTTCTGTGCCACCATAAACTCTCAAACCTTCGCCAACAGCAAGGTTCTTACCAATAGCAGCACCACCAGTCAGACGGAATGCACCATCAGCAGCATAAGAACCAGTCAGGGTTTGCTGAGTGTTTCTTGTGAAGGTTACAACATCAGAGACACCCAAGGTGTCATTAATCTGAGTTGCATCACCAACGGTTAGTGTGCCGATGATGTTTGTATTACCGTTGTCTGCATCAACACCAAACTTCTCAACAGCAGATCCGTTTCTGATAGAGAAGATTTCGTTAGCAGCATCAACAATCAGAGAATCGTTGATAGTTGTTTGACCTTGGACAACCAGTGTGCCGTCAGTTGCAACGTTACCAGAGGAAGAAGCAACAGTAAACTTATCTGTGCTACCACTTCTAACGGCGAAGTTAGCATCAACATCAACTGTGCCGTTAAACTCGGAGTTGCCTTGGACCAGAAGTGTCTGA